AGACGCGCCATGATGCGTCAAATCAACACCCTCGGCACCATGGGTGGAGGTGCCGCACAAATCCGTGGTCGCATCGTGGAAGCCAAGTATCAGCGCATGGTGGCCAAGGTGATGCGTCAAGCCGCGTATACTCCAACAGACTTTAAGCAGTTGGGCAAAGTGGTGCGCGCGCGTTTGAACAGACGATGGGCCGAGGTGGAACGTCTCATCAACGAATGGGAAACCATGGTGAAGCGTCGCGCGTGTCGTCTGAAGAAGAAGAACATGCGAAACATTGCACGAGGCATGAACATTAGGACCAATGGAAAGAAGAGATCACAACTTTGTCAAGAAATTAAAAATAAAATCTAAGGGTATTTCATATAATGGGTGGTCTCGGAGACCTCCGTAAACAAATGCGACAAGATGCGTACGAAGACATGGTCAAGGACCTCGGACGTTCGAGAACGTTGAGAACCTACCAGTACAAACTCGCGGGATACAAAGACAAAAAACAACCGGACTATTTCAAGGCGGTCATCGAATCTAAAAACTTATTGATGAACAGAATTAACAACAAGTACAACAAGCTCACGAATACACAAAAGAAAATTGCGAACAAGTACATCGGGTCCACGACGGAGGCGTCATCCCCGGTGAAACTTTTCAAGACGATCGAAAAGATGAGGCGCTTTGACCAACGGTGGAGGTTTGAGTAAATCGGAACTTATCAAATATGTGCACCGTGGTGCGGAAATCAAAATACACAATCATACACATCGCATCACCAATATCGTGTTTCCTCTCGTAGGGTATCCCACCCTCGATGTACTTTTCCGCGATACTGGTGGTTCGCTCTTTCCTTTCCTCGTACGTGAGGTGTCTGATGCCAAAGTGTGTGTGCAAAGACACGGGGTTCACCAAAGTGACCTTGTCTCGAAACATGTAGTGCAGCAAGACCTCTATGTTTTGAAATCCTCCCGGTGGTTGACGTTCAATGAGAATGTGCTCCGCCTCGTCAAACCATCGACGATGGTCATCCACCATCAGCGGCACTAGGTCAACTATGTCATTGCTGTAAATGTATTTGTAGTCCTCGAGACTTACCTTTTTCACGAACGTGGGGTGCGTCCCCTCGGCGAAGACCAAACCCATGTTAAAGTACCCAATGTCAATGGCCAGGACCTTCTTCGGCATACATTTAAAAGATGAAAGACCCTTTAAATGTATGTTGCTCATAAAAGCGCTCGGAGTTGCCAGTTCGGTGCTCATATCCGTGATGTTCGTCCCACAGGTGGTGCACTCGTTTCGCACGAGGGACACATCAGGTATCAACTACTCTTTTTTATTCATAAACCTGCTCGCCAGTACCATGGGTCTCGTGTACTCCCTACACTTTCGCGTCATCCCCATGATTATCGCAAACACATCGGCCACCTTGTTTTCATTGATACTCATTCCACTCAAACTACTACCGTCGTCCATAGATGATGTCGACGACATGATTGAAGTGAGGGTATTGTGACAACCTGTTTCTAAACTGCGCCCGAGAAAAGCTACCACGAAATAAACGGTTTGCGTTAGCTCTGACGCCTTGAGGCACATCGTACAACAAGAGCACGTACGCGTACACGTACAAGTTCACGATAACTGCATCGGCCTGCAGTCTTGACAAGGCATTCATGATGTTATCAATCTTACGCATGTCTCGGTAACTTATGGTCGCGATGGACTTGAGTTTTTTCCGGGGCATAACAAAACCCGCGATTCGCGTGATTGGGAATTTATCAAAAGAGTTGTGGTGTTTCATGATGGTGTTCATAAATTGCCAGTGGTATGTTCGAAACCCGAGTCGCATGTGGTCCACTTGCAAACTTTCTTCGTAAACATCTTTACCAAAAAAATTGATAAGTTTCGCACGTTCTCTTTGAAACTTTGACACGTTCACGTTTTTCACGTTTGACGTGTACCGCTTCATGAGGTCTGGGTGTGTGGGCAGGCCCGTCATGGGACTTTTAAAAATAGTTTTATTTTTGAACGTCTTGTTGAGGTACTCCTTTGCATACACGTGGCGGACCTTTCCATTTTTGTTGTGCATAACATCACTGAGCAAGTACACGGGGTTTTTTATTTTGTTAACATTGTTGCTATTCACGAGTGCGTGATTCACGTTGGTGTTTATAAAAGTTTTAAACTTTTCTGCATACCGTTTCGCGCGTTCTTCCGCGTTTTGTTGGTTCTTCAAACGCAGTTCTTGGAGCGTTCGCTGACGCCTCGTCTCCGGACTCATGGCGAACGGGTCGTTTTGTGGCCTATTCGGTGTCGGACTCCTGTAAGGTGAACCCGTCCTGTTTGTCCGCACCGTTCGAGGGGGCATACCTATATATTAATCTCAGATTATATTAGTAGTTATGGACCTCGAAGAAGTCGTGAAAAACGTGGCTCTTTTGGGTGAGTATCTAATTCTTCTTGATTCCATATTTCGCAAAAATCTTCTTTAGGTCATCTTGAACAATCTTGAACCTCTCCAACCTGTACTGCACAAACATCCATAGGAAGAAGAGGAGGGATTTCAGGAGGTTATTCGCCGCCGTGTCATCCATCTTGTACACCGGGGAGACCAGGCGATGGAAAAAGGTTTCATCCTTATTCTTCCCAGTCATGTACGTCTCCAGTTGGGTCATCGCACACGTGTCATCATTCACACTCCAGTGATAAAATATGAATGGTATCAGCAAACTGTATGTCTGCAACATTCGTTCGTTATTCGTGAATGGAATAATAATCAGGAACAGGAGAAACACTGCGTGAAGTGCGAAAATTATGTTCATGTATTCTAAGTACTAAAATGGAGGGAGATAAAAAAAATCCGAAAAAATGGTGTAACCAGCAAGAGGTGATCCTCAAGGCCTGGGGTGAAGCGGCCGCGTGCTACCGGTGGATGCACTACCAAGCCTTTTTAAAATATAGAAAATCCAACATGCACTATACTTTGCCAGTTATTGTCCTATCAACTATTACCGGTACGGCAAACTTTGCACAAGAGCAGTTCCCCGAGTCGCTCAAGGCGTACGTGCCCCCGACCATCGGTGGCCTGAACCTGATTGCCGGTCTCGTCGCCACCATCAGTCAGTTCTTGAAGATTTCTGAACTCATGGAAAGCCATCGTTCAGCGGCGATGAATTTTGGCAAGTTTTCTCGCATGGTGCGTCTCCAGTTGTCCATGCCCCTCGAGGACAGAGATAAGGACGGCGCGGACCTCGTCGAGATTTGTAAAAGTGAGTACGACACACTCGTCGAACAGAGCCCATCCATCCCGGCAGACATTCTCAAGAAGTTTGAATACGATTTCCCAGCGGACCCCGAAGACGAGATCACGCGCTCCGAAATCGTACACATCGAACCCATCCGAAAGTTTTTAAGCAACCTCCCGACTGGGGATACCAGTGCTCAAGAACTCATGGAAAACCTCGCGGCCCTTGGGGGTGGGAAGGTGCCAGGGAAAGAGTTTTTCAAAGACATGGTCGACGAGGTGCTCAGTCAGAAAAGTGAGAGCGAACTCGAAGAGGTCGTCAGCGAGCCAGGACAAGATACAGAAGAAGCCCAAGAATAATTATATTAAAAACGCCAACTGCACACAGGTACGGGAACATTTTCTTTTTTAAAGGGGTCATTACTTTTTCTTCTAAGACTTCAATAGCCTGGTCGGTGAGATCATCGGAAGAAGCCATGGATAAGTATATTAAAATCACTCCACAAAAAAAGAAACCCCCCGATGACACAAACATTCATCTGGACCGCATCGCCCACCTACGACGGTGTCTCGCCGAGAACAAAAACGTCTTCATCTATGGGGCGTGTGGCACTGGCAAGACGTACATACGCGAACAGTGCATGGACGTGGGAAACAGTATAGAACTGAGTGTGGACCTGCTTCGGTCGAAGAGTATCTTTTCTGAACTCATTAAAAATTCGGATAAACATCTGTTCATCGAAGACTACGAACCCGAGTCTCTCATTCTGAAAGGTGCTATAGAGCGGGTCTCCGATGGACAGCGCATCACCAGTGGGTCCCTCGTGGTCGTGTCCACACACATGTGTATGTACCCAAATTTTGAAATGCTCTGTGTGCCCCGACACACCCCCGAACAGATGATACCCCTCGATAGGGCCCGCTACGACGAAGCCTCTGCACAGCGGTCTCGTGGAAACATCCGAGACTATTTCCACTATCTCGATGGGTGTGATGATAAAGATGTCTTTGAAACACCCAAGGATATCGTCACGCGGTTATTGTGTGAATCGGACTACACGTTCGCGGCAAAGAAACTGTGTGAACACGGACACATGTGGAGTATTTTCCAAGAAAACTATTTGGACTGTAAAGATGCCGACTACTGGCGCATCGCGTACTCCTTCTCCGACGCAGACATCGTGGACACGGCCATTTACAGTTCTGATTGCGATTGGAATCTCATGTCTTATTTTGCCGATTTTGCTATGATTCTCCCACGCGCCCATATGCACAGCACGCTACAAAAGGAAAACATTCGTCCCGGGGCGTGTTGGACCAAACACGGAAACTATAAGATGCGTTTGAGGAAACTCAAAGATATTAAACTACGAAATAATCAAATTTCCATACAAGCGCTGGGGTTATTACAAAAATATGCAGGGTTTGGGTACGTTGAAAAACTGTTGTGCTACAATCTAACACCACAAGATTTCGATACCATGAATCACCTGTGCATCACAAGTAAATTAAAAGCACGCGACGTCAATTCAATCAAGAAGAAACTGAAGCAGCACCATGCCGACTGAAGAACACACCGAAGAAGATGAACTCGAATGCGTGAAGGTCGTCGGCAATGAAATATTCTACTACGGAGACATCACCCCGGAAAACATCTTGGACTTTACGGAAAAGTTTCGAAAGTTGGAGTCGGGTCTGCTCAAGATGAGTGCCGACCTCGTCGGGTACGTCCCCACCATACGCATCAACATCATGAGCGACGGTGGAGACCTCTTCTCGGGATTTACCGCCATGAACATCTTGCAAAAAAGTCGCGTCCACGTGGTCACCGTGGCTCTCGGGGCGTGCTGCTCGGCGGCCACGTTCATGCTCTTGGGTGGTAAAGAACGGAAGATTGGTCGCAATGCACACATCCTCATCCACCAGTTGTCCACGGGGTCATTTTGGGGCAAGTTTGAAGAAATGAAGGATGAGATGCGAACCTGCGCAAAGTTCATGGACATGATTAAAAATACGTACATGAGCCACACGAAGATT